CTTCGGATCGAGGATCTTGGCGAAGCGCGCCGCCATCTCCTGCGCCCCCGGCCAATCCATGTTCTTGATGAACAGATCGCCCGCGACCGTCCAGAGCTGCGGATTGGACTGGAGGATGGTCGCCATTGCGTCCATGGACTCCTGCCGCTTGGTCATGTAGCTCGGCCCGGTCGTGACCATCACGTCATACAGACCGACGTTCGGGTTGTAGATCTTGTCGATGGTCTCGCCCGTGATCGGATCCTTGATGATCCGCACCGGCTCCGGCTGCACGGGGTTGATCTTGACCATGTCGACTTCGCCGTCGATACCCACGATCCGCGCGACGCGCTGGGTGTCGTAGATCTTCGGGATAAGGTCGACCATCTGCCGCGTGATATAACGCACCGCGCGGCTCATATTGTCTACATAATGGAAGGTTGACGTGTCGCCCTGCCGTTCCCGTGCCAATATAGCACGACCCGTTCTTTCGTTACTGGTCGCACCAATGCTACTGTCGTATTGACCCGTGGTCGATTTAATGTCTTCGCCAGCACCCATTTTCGCCTGTATGAGGCCGGTTTGCGCCAGAGGCGGCTGAGCGCGCTCGGGCAACGGCAGAGGGCTTCCAGCTCCGTCAGTAACATCCGGGTTGACCTCCAGATACGGCCAGTTATTCGTATTGGCCGTCTTCCACTGCATCTCATAGCCTTCAAACTGGCCGCCATAGCCAATGAAGGGCGCTTTCGGGGCCAGCGCGAGCATCTCTGCTTCCTGACTGACCCAGTAGTTATACATGCGCTGTGCGTCCTTCGCATTGCGCACCAGACCGGAGATGTAGATCTGGCCGTCGACCTCGAACTCGTTGCCGATGACGCGGACGACCGGGATCCACTTGCCCGCCCAGTCCCGCTCTTCGAGGATCTCGTAGCCGTTAGTCTTGACCCACTTCACCTGCCGGCGGTCGCTCTGCCGGCTGCGCAGCGGCTTGCCATAGACTGACTTCAGCCGCTTGTCCTCCGGCGTGCCGTCGAACGCCGTGATATTGTCCGGGTAGAGGTTTAGCGTCGCCTTTTTATGCTCGACATAGAAATACTCCGCGATGCGGATGGTCTCCTGCGTCAGCCACATGCTCAGCGACTGGTCGCCGACGCCTTGCGCCATCATCGTCGAGATCGGCGTCGCGTCTGGATACAGCCGCTCATACTCCGACTTGGCGATGTCTTCCGTGACGAAGCACCACTCCGCGTCCGACCCGCACGGATCCTGAATCATCGGGTCCATGTAGACGCTGAAGCTATTCCTGACACGGACAATCTTAATGTCCTGATCGAACGAGTCCTCGCGACAATATTCCGTTATCAGGCGGATATAGCCTTCGCCGTATGTGACCTGATTGTCGCAGGCCGTGTCATAGGCTACGTCCGCGTCGGACAGATACTCGATATGCTTGATGATGCCGTCGAACACCTCGGCCACCGCCGGGTCCGCGTTCTCGTCGGCCGGGATGACCTTGCCCTGCGGCCGGTTCTGCCGCTGCTCGTTGGTCACGAGCCTGACGTGCTGCGGCAGCTTGTTAATCGTCAAGCACGGCCGCGCGTTGATCGTCTGCCCCTGCACCGCGCCGCGCGTCGCCAGCACGTCCGCCGGCCACTGCCACTGGTTGTCCGGCGAGCCCGCCATAAACCGCAGATCGTCCAGCTCGTCCTCGCGGGTGTCGCTGTAGGCGGACATCGCCACCGTAAAGCGATGCCGCAGCGTCGACAGGCGCTCGTCGCCCTCGTCGGCGCTGGCTACCTTGCCGGCGTCCCTGACATCACTTGCAGCCACTGGACTTGCCTTTCATCGCCGGCTTCTTCGCCGCCGCGCGCTTGGTAGAATAGGCGATGGCCACGGCCTGCTTCGGCGGCTTGCCCGCCTTGATCTCAGCCTTTACATTTTTGCGGAAGGCTTCCTTGCTGGTGCTTTTGACTAGAGGCATGTTATGTCACCGTATGTAAGATTGCAAAGTTAAGGCGGATTGATTCAGAATAGGCGTTGTTCGTTACGTTCTTAATCTCAATGTAAAAAAACCCATCGTCAATAGATGTTATAAATACGTTATAGGCCCCGTTTGTGCCGCCCGTTGCAGGGCTGACAATTACCACATCTTTAGAAGATACAACGTTATTGTTTACTTTAAACAGCGCGTTAGCACTAGGCGTAAGTTGTGAATTAGCCGTAATGATTTGGCCTGACGATGCGTTGACCGTCACCGCTGTTGTCTTGTTGTTCTGCTGCGTAACATTTCCATATGCGCCGGCCGCATACCCGATCTGCCCTGTTGACAGGATATTAGTGGCCGATACAGTCGTTGCGCCAATAATATCTTGATCTTCATAAGCGACGCCGATTGGCTTAGTATTCGCCATTACTTCTTCCTCGTCTTCGCTGACTGTTTGAACGCCTTGGCGGTCGGTGCGCCCTCTGCGCCCGGCTTGCGCATCTTCTCGCCCGAACCGGCTTTGATTCGCGCCCGTTTGGCGTGGATGTTGGCGTAGAGCCCCGGTTTACTTGCCACAGTTCCACCTCCGCATTGACGCCTTGGCCCGCTCCGCGTTCTTCGACTTGGCGACGACGCCGCCCATCCGCGCGCAGAAGCTGGCCTTCCGGCCCTTGTCAGCCTCGGTCTTGGGGTTAGGGGCCGGAGCCTTCAGCTTGCTCCCCGTCGCCGCGTTATACTTGGCCCGACCCTTCGCGGTCAGGCCAGCGCCCGCCTTGGTGGACAGCTTCTCACCACGGCCAACAGACAGAGAAACAGATTTTTTAGCCATTAACGCGCCCGGCCCCCCATGTTCGACGGCATAGTGGGTGGCGAGCGAGGCGTCGTGGGGCCGGGCAAAAATTCACGGGTAGAGTTTGCCGACATATTGTAAATGTCTTGTAGCGCTTGCTGCAAAAGTCGTATGCGGTATTCAGTCTCAGGATCATCTGACGCCCCTGAAGACGCCAGTTTATATATTTCTTCTCTTATTCTTTGCGGGTCGCTAAGCGTTTCCCCCAAATATGGAGCGTTACGCGTGTAGACGCGCATGGCCGCAGCGTTAGCTATTGTCGGGGTTACCTCCCCAGACATGAAAAATGCGGGGTCGTTTGCGCCCGCCTTAAATGGCGTCGACGACATGGGGGTTGCTTTTTTAGCCATTAGCTTGCCATCCATCCAGATGAAATCGCCCCACCATAACCGACCCGGCGTCTGTTGTCCATCGGCCGCGCCTCGCGGTGCGCCACAGGATAGGCGAATGTTATGGCGATAGCGTCGGCCGCGTCGGGGCTCGCCAGCCCCCGCGCCTTCATGTCCTTCTTGCTCTCCAGAAAGATCGTGCCCTTCGAGTCCGGCTTCATCATCGGTCCGGTCAGGTCAGACTTCAGGAAGCGGTCCTTCGGGATGCTGGCCGTCTTCAGCCACTCCTTCATCGCGCCCCACATCTCAGCCCGCTTGTTGCCATACATCAACGGTTTGACGGACTTCTGGCCAAAGTTCACCCCGCGCACCTTGTAGCGCTGCTCCTTCAGACGGTCGACGACGCCCGCACCCAGCCCGCCCTCGTCGATGACCACGAGCGCCGGGCTGAACTCCGTTATTACGTCGATGACCCGCCCCACCACCTCCATGGTGTCGTCGCCCCGGTAGCGCCGGATCGCGATGATGTCGCGGCCCTGCCTTACCGCGATGACCGTCGCATCCGCCCCGAACCGCGCCGGGTCCACCCCAACCACAATCGGCGCGGACGGATCCTTTGACGGCGCTCGTGCCATGGCTTCTTCAGCGAGCATGGATCCAATGAACTGATCGTCTGAGGCGTTGGGGAACTCTCCGTAGACTTCGACGTGGGCTGCGCTGCTGTCAGGGCCGTATTCGTCGATAATCTGCTGATAAACGGCCTTGTCAGTTCCCTCCACGCTTCGGGCGTCAACAGTCTTGGTTCGCCAGAACTCTCGCTTGGAGTTGAAGCACTCGTAGAAATATCCTGAGTTGCGCCGGGGGTTGCTGAAAGCAAGCCAAAAGCGATTAGGAGTATTTTCCGTAAAGAAGCCTGCCGCCACGGACCAGATCGCATCGTCAATACCACTCGCCTCGTCGAATACGAGCATGACGCCCGCAAAGTTATGAACGCCCGCGTAGGCGTCAGGATTCTCTGCCGACCACAGCCGCCCCTCGACGCCCCAGTAGCGCGTGCCGAGCTTCAGATCGCGCTCCACGAGTTCTGCGATCCACTTGGCAGGGAGGACGCGGGTCGCGCTTACCTCGAACCAGTGGCTGTGCAGGGCCATGCTGAGCCACTTTGTGATCTCCGCCCATGTGACGCTGCGAAGCTGCGCTTCCGAGTTGGCCGACACGATGGTCGTCGACCCGATCCGGGTCGTCAGCATCCAGATAACGAGCCATGAGACGAGGGCGGACTTACCGATACCGCGCCCGGATGACGTGGCCATCCTGAAGGTCTGAAAATCTACGCGGCCCCCGTTGGCCTTTATGTGGTCCCGCAGCTCGATCAGCACCTCGCGCTGCCATTTGCGCGGGCCGCTGTGGCCCTCCAGCGGCGTGCCGGGCTTACCCCACGGAAACGCCAGCCTCACGAACGTCAGCGGGTCGTCCTTCACCTGCGACGCCCATAGCGTCGCCATCAACCTCTGCTCGTCCGTCGCTGAGAATATGGGACTCTGCAAGTCAGTGTTCCAATCCGTTTGCTTCAGCCGCGTTTATATACGCAGCCGACGCGGCTTCAGGGGTGTCAAACATGCCCAACACACAGTTTTTACCGTGCAGTCTTATAGTGGCCGCCCATTTACGTCTGTGAGCAAAGTAACTAACGCCTTTAAACCCGGATGTATTAGTGGATCTCAACCCGCAGTTTCTCATGTTTACGCTAGCAGAAACAACTCTTAGGTTGGATATTCGGTTATCGCTTTTATCGCGGTTTATGTGGTCTACAAAACCGTCAGGCCACTCCCCGTAGTGATAAAACCACGCCAACCTATGCGCGGAATATAATTTTCTATCTGCTTGTATCTTTACGTAGCCTCTTAAATTTACCGTTCCTGCGACAGACCCTACAATAGTCCTGTAAGCCGAGGCTTTAAGCCACGTGAACGCACCTGTATCAGGATCGTAGCTTAATAGTTCTTTTAACCTATCTAGCGTCAACATTATCGGCATACTCCGTATCTAACGTAGTATGCATACTATCATGCATGTTGTCAACGCTTGCATCTATGATTAGCCCCTCGATGACGCGCTGCTTGGCCTCTTCCAGCGCCGCCGTGATAGATATGGTCTGGTTGACCTCAACCTGCACCGACTGCGGCGCGGTCCATTTATGCGCGAACTTCAGCATGTCCATGGCCGCTTTGGTGTCGCCGCTCTTCGCGGCTTTCATCATCACGTCGGCCAGTTCCGCCTCTCCGTCAGCGCGCCCCTTCGTCTCGGCATACTCCGCAATCGGGTCGAGCTGCACAAGCGTCCGGTATTCGTGCGGCGTCAGCCCGGCCGCCAGCGCCATGGAGTCGCCGCGCAGGCCCTTCTTTGCCGCTTCGTATATGCGCTCCAGCACCGCTTCCGTCGCGGCGATCTGGCGCGGCTCATAGGGGAGTGAGTGAAACATGGTTTGTTATAGCATGAATTTTAAAAAACTAAAAAATTTTGTGCAGTCCCTGCGTATTTCTTAACGGAGAGCCCAAGGCCCTGATCCCCCGCCCTGAATGTCTACTGCTCAATGTCAACAGCTTAATGTCAACGTCTGTCAACGCTCAAGTCATAGCGTTTACGTAAACAAACATAAGCCGAACCATTTAGGTCATTTAGGCGGTTTATTTTCAGGTCGAGTCAGACTTTTTGCGCGGGGGCAAATAACGCGCGCCCAGGCGACCGCGCGCCTAGTCTACCAATTTAGTGGGTTATGCTATTAGGCGATATAGCAAAGAGGTTTTAAGTCGCTATACATTTTTACAGTATGTAAACATATATGTATACTTTATATCTTGAATCTTTTTTTTTTGTAAAATAGCATAAATAACCTATCGCCCGGTTATCGCTCGCGTTTCCTCGACCTAAATCACAGCTAAGCACCACCGAAACCCCCAAAAACCACCAAACAAAACCACCTAAAACAAAAATCTTGTTGCACTCGCCGTCGAATCGCGTATACTGTGAGCATCGAACACAAGGAGACACTCAAATGACAATCTATGTTGTTCAAAAGTATGACGGCAAACACTGGCGCACTGTTGAGCGGTTCAAAGATAGAGCTGCTGCTGACGCGAAAGCCGCTGCAATCGGTGGCCGTGTCGTCGAAGCGTGGCGTTCTACAATCTCAATATAAGGGCAAAACAATGCCAACCATGATCGACGCAATCCAGACTTTCGCCGCCTGTTTCGCCATCGCTGGCGCTATCGTGGCCGCGCTATCATAACAAACACACATAGGAGAGAACAATGCAAATACTCGAAGACCTGAAACGCAACCGATTCGCCGGGATCATCCTTTATGAAGGTCCGAGCGCAATCGACGGCGCGCCGATCGTGGTGATCGCTAATCGGATCGCGACTGGCAGCAACAACGCGAAAACCGGCGCAATGGTCCAGACATTTATCATGCGCGCCGACGTGAATCCTTTCCGCGCGTTAAAGACAGGACAGGACGAAAGCATATGCGGCGATTGCCCGCAACGCCCGTTTAAGGGCGGTAAATGCTACGTAGACGTAGCGAAGTCAGTCTCTAGCGTATACGGCGCTTATGAGCGCGGACGCTACGCGCGACCCGGCGTCGACTATGACACGGCGGATTTGCCCGAGATTTTCGCCGGCCGCGCTTTCCGCCTAGGGACTTATGGCGATCCGGCCGCCGCGCCGTTTCAAATCTGGCGCGCCGCGACGCTCAAAGCGTCAAAGATCACGGGGTATACGCATCAATGGCGCGATCCGGCGTTTCAGGCGTTCGCCCTGCTATGCATGGCAAGCGCCGATAGCGAATCGGATCAGTTGCTCGCGAGCGCATGCGGCTGGCGCACCTTCCGCGCCAAGCGCGCCAGTGAGCCACGTAGGACCAGTGAGATCGGCTGTCCAGCGGCCAAAGAGAACGGCGCGCGCACGTCATGCGAGCGTTGCGGGCTGTGCGCCGGCAATACAAGCAAGAGCGCGAAGGATATTGTGATTAACCTTCACGGATTCCGTGTCGGGCGCGCAGCATGAATAACCCGCGCCCCCTCTGGTCCGAGATCATGCGCGTCCGGCGCGAGATTCAGGACGCCCTATGGACCGGCGACGCAGACCGCGCCGCCGCGCTCTATCGCGAGCTTGAACGGCTCGAAATGTTGCAATCGTATGGAGAAACCCACGATGTTGACCATTGAACTGGACCTAGATGTATTCGAGGCGCTTCGCGACCATCTCGAAACCCTAAACCCGCGCCCGCCGCTGCTAGAGCTTCTGCGGGCGCAAGTAAATGACATTTACGACGAAGAGTCGGAAAAATACTGGACGGGAGTGTGGACCAATGCCTGACATGGAATATTACTTCGAAGACCTGCAAGTCTTACCCGGCTGCAACATCGTCGCCAGCGGCGTCGCGGACGTAAACTTTCGGCTAGAGCCGCCCGATCCCGACAGCGGATGGCCACGGTGGACAATAGGCGACTGGTGCATCCATTCCATCGAACTGGATCCGCTCGCACTAGGCGAGAAAGGCCTTATGCTCGATACTAGCCATCCGCTCTATAAAATTATCGAAGACGCCCTGTATAAGGACGAAAAACTTGTCGAGGCTTGTCTGAATCATGCGGAAGATTGAGGCCATCATACTGGGCGCGGCTGTAGCCGCGTCCGCGCTAATCCTTATCCTGTCATACATCGTGGGAGGCTAGAGACATGGGCTACATGAAAGAACTGTGGGAAGAGTATGCGCCCTACCGGGCGGCGCTTAAGGTGCTATCAGAGGGCGCGCTAACGGTCATGCTAGGCAATGAGACAAACGAGCTACGCATGGACCTGATACGGGCCGAACTGGAGTCACGCAAATGCGACGCGTCTACCTTACCAAAGTAACATGGCAGAATGAGCGTAAGACACTGACGCTATTCGGCGCTGACGGCTTGCCGTGGGGTCAGATTTACCTGCCAAAAGCCGACGACCGCGCCTTGTTCGTGGCCGCACGGGCTTTGACATTCGCAATAGAGGGCGACTTCAGTGGACGAGATAGACCAAAAGATCATGCGAATAATAGAGGAGGAGGCAAAAGCCAACGGAACGACCGTGGGCGTGCTGATAAATCACGACCGGATGATGTGGCGCTGCGCGATCCGTCAACGGATAATGTGGAGGGCGCGGACTGAACTGAAGGCGTCCTATCCAGCCATCGGGCGCGTTATGCGCCGCACGCACGCCGCCGTCCTGCGGGGAGTTCGCACATATGAGGAAAGATAGTCTCATGGCAATATTAATCGCTGTCCTGATCGAAATCTTGCTAGGTGTAAAATGACCTTCGAAGAGCAATACGAGGCCCTACAGGCCGTCATTCCTGACCTGCCTAGGGACATACCGGCCTATCAGGTAAACCCGCCCCTGTGGGCTTTCTGGCGCACCGTGGAGCCATCCGCGCCGGAGCATCCAATAATGACAGAACAGGAGATTGTGCGCCGTTTGGACCTGCTTTACATGGGCGACGGCGCGTGCTAGATCGTCCCGCGTTTTCTCCCCAACTGCCCGGCCCTCAAAAGCCGGGCGTTTTCTTATGGGGTATGCGTATGAATGCAGCCCAGTATGAGGAGCGCCTGAAGGTGCTTCAGCAGGAAGTTTCCAAGGCTTACCTGAAGGGTTACGAGGAAGCCCGGCAGCGCGCCCAGTGGACCATTACCGGGGCGTTGGACGAGGCCGCACGGCTGCGGCTCGCGCTCGAATCGGCGCTGGATGAGATCCACGACGAAACGACCCGCACCCGTATTCTAGCAGCAATGCACAGAAGCAGACCACCAGATCAATTAGGTTCTGAACCATAGCCGAGCCCGTCCAGTAGCGCCCGAGCCTGCTCATGCGCGTGGCATAGCTGGTCGATCAGCTCGGACGGGCACTCATCGTCCCCCGGACTGGACGCCCAGTCAAGGTAAAGTTCGACGGCCTCGGTCAGATCACCCAGATGTTTTAGGAATATTGGATACACGTTCAGCGAGGGAGACGACATTGTCTTTGTCTTTCAGTTCGCCGGTTATCGCGGCCAGCTCACGCCGCACGTCCGACCGGTTCCAATCCGCCAGATGCGGTTTCACAAAACAATGCTTCTTTGACGGAAGATCTGACGAGTAGCAGAGCCCCTTGTCAACCCAGCCGGCTTCCTTCAGCGCATGGAACAGCGCCGGTCGCACGACACGCGTCGCGTTGTCCATCGGATCGTTCAGCTTGGCCAGGAACGTATGCCACGGCCCGCTAATAACATCGACGTTGAACGGCGCTTCGCCCTTCTCGATCATATGATAGATGTGGCTCTCGGCATTGCTCATGCCGACATAGATCAGTTTAGTCTTGTATTCCGTCATGGGCGGGATCGCCTGCGGGTTGAACTTCGACACATCCCGCGCACGCAGCCAGCCTGTCACGGCCTCGAAGCCGCCCTTGTGATACCAGCCCCACATCGCCTGCGCCTCGCCGGGCGTCATCTTTGGCGCGTCGGACCACACACAGAACCATCGCCGGTCGTCGGAATCGAGCGTGATCGGCATGTCCTCGTTGGTGAACGCCAGCATGAAAAGGCGGTTGACCATCTGATAAGGATGCAGGCCCTTGCGGTTGATGACCAGTGTCTCCGGCGGCGCGGCGATGATCGGCTTCAGCTTGTTCGCGAGCGCACGGCGGTCCTTGGCGTCCGGTTCCTTCAGCTCGTTAAGAACGACGATCTCCGACTCTAGCTGATAGCCCCATTGGCTCGTCAGGCTGTCGTTGTCGATCAGGCCCTTGTTTTTCTCATGCGGCCCACACACGCTCCATATAAACGGTGCCCACATGGTGTCCTTGCCGCAGCCCCCCTTGCCGCCGTGCAGGATCGCATGATTGATCTTTACGTTCGGATGCTGGGCCTTATAGGCCATCACGTCCCATATATGCTCAAGCTCTTGTTCTTCAGGGACGAGACGCCGGCAGTGGTCGATCCACTGCTGCGGGTCGCCGGCAGGGCCTTTGATCTCCGGCCGGGCGTCGCGCCACATGTTGCCGTAGACGAGCCCGTCCTTCGTCACCATCCAGTCTTCGCCGGCCGCGTAGGTCAGGCCGTGCAGGGCGTAAGCGCCTTTGTCCTCACGGAACGTGTCGAACCACGCCGACGCCTCGATGCGACGCTTCTTGCCTTCAGAATTAGAGACAACGCATTCGACGCCCTTGAACAGAGCGTTGAACGCCTTGCGGCTGATCTCGCTGCACGTGTGCCGGTCGAAATAGGCGTCGTCGGAGATGATATAGGCGAAGCGGTCGTGCCATTCGCTGCGCGATTCACGGCCAGCCTGCTTGCGCTCCGTCTCGGCAATGATCTCGGCCGCCACGTCAGGGTTGGCTTTCGTCGGCTTCAGGCTGCTGAGCGGCTTCATCGCCTCGGCGATCAGTTCCTCGCGGATCCCCGGCCTGTGCTTTGGGCCGCCCTGCTCGGCGACCCAGTCGCAGAAGTAATTACTGTCAAGACGGTCGACACAATGGCCGTGGTAGCAACAGAACGCGCGAGACTGCGGCATGTAGCGGGCCTGTATATCTCCGTTCGTATGCTCGGCGTGATTCGGACAGACGACGCCGCACCAGCCTGCGCTGTTTACGCTTTCCGTAACGAGTCCCTGTTCGTTAAGCCACGCCAGCACATCGTCTGTTCCGGTATCTTTGAGGCGTATGTGCTGTGGCAAAGATACGACTTCGCCAAGCCTGACGCCAAACGCGTCGCACATTTCCTGCACGGTATATTCGCGCTCGGGGTGAAACTCTACCTCACGGCACACAAACGCCTCACGTCCGGGCTTGACATTTACGGAACCCGGAAGACGACAATTACGCACGGGATTGGTCGCGCCGCGATCACAATATTCACCCGCGATGAGCGCGTTGAGTAGCGCCGTGTGTTCGCCAAGCGTCGGCTGCTCACGGTAGGCATACCACCACTGATAATTGCCGGGGCTTGTTTCGACAATAGCTGTCGGCGGCAACGGCGGCGTCTTGATCACATAAGACTTGTCGACGTAGTGTTTCATCTCGCCGATGTCGTCCAGCATAATGAACAACGTATGCGTGCAGTTAGCGCTGCTCGCCGACGGCTTGCCGTTGTTGAATCGGTCGACGATGAACGAGCCCGTGCTGAGAAACCAGCTCTCGCCCTCACGGCGCTTGTGCGACGGCTTATAAGCCGGCCATGTGTAGCGCGGCGTTCCGTCCGCGTGCAGCTTGCCAGTGTCGATCTGTTTGACGATCAGCGCTGTCTCGCCTTCCGGCGCGAGCGAAGTAAAGTATTCAAAGAGTGTCATTTGCCATATCTCTCCATCACGCTCGCTTCTACGTCGAGCGGCAAGCCTTCCGCCCAGAACGGCGGCGTTGTCATCACTTCTTCTAATCTTGCTTTGGCTTCTTCCGGCTGGTCAGTCTCAATAACGATTTCGTCGTGAACATGCAGAACCACACCGTCAAGACGGCGAAGAGCCTCACGAAGAAGGTCATGGGCGGTCGCTTGTGTGACGTTCTCACAAGCCAAGCCGGGCCATAGACGCGCACGGGGCCATTCCTTCGCATCTGCGGCAGGCTTCCATGACGCCTTCGCGTATGTAATGCCGCCATCGTCTTCAAATCGGGCGAACGGATAGCAAAGCACACGGCCGGACGGCAGGCAATACCAAAGATGCTTGCCGTCTGCTAGGTAGGTTATCTTTCCTGCGTTGAACTCTTCGCCTTTGTTGCGCAGCGCACGAATGTATGCAATCTCCAGATCACGCCAGAACGGCGCAGCCCAGTCGTTCGCCAGCCGCCAGCCGTTCACCATCTTGCGCGCCTGCGGCTCGGGCAGGTTCACGCCGTAGACGCGGCCCATCGCAGCGAACGCGCCGATGCCACCGCCGAATCCGCAGGCCAGTTCCTGCACCTTGCCGATCTGACGTTGTTCCTTGTTCACGTCGTCATATGACACGTTGAATGTCTTCGCGGCATTGACTTTGTAAACGTCGAGACCTTCGCGGAAATGCTGTAGCTTCTTGTCGCCTCTGTCGGACAGCCACGGATTGACGCGGCCTTCGATGGCCGACCAGTCAGCGACGACGAGGGAAGAACCCTTGGCCGGAATCAGAGCGGGCCGCAGCATACCACGCAATACGTCTGTAACGCGCCGTCCGTATTTCGGCACGATGGCGTGACCTCGCACCATCGCATGTCGCACGCTGGCGGGATCATCTGCGCATTTACGTGTAAAGTTGTGAACCTGCGCGCCGTAACTGGACGCGCGTCCTGTGGCGGATCCGCCGGCAAAGACAAAAGCGCCTCTAACGCGACCGTCAGCGCAAGCCAGATTGCGAAGACGATTAAACTTTGCCACGCTCGACGCCCAAAGGTCATCGGCGCACTGTATGACTTCTTTAACATCGGGGGGCACCTCCTCCGGGTCGTCTATGGCTAACAGATTAGCGCGGACAGTCTTGTCAATCGACATCTTGTCCTCGCGCTGCATGAGCTTCAGCGCTTCGGGGCCAAGTCTATTTTGCACCCACAGCCGCATTCGAGGACTTCGAACGCTCGTAACCTCTCCGCCCGTGATCTCGACAACCGCAGCCTCGATCTCTCGAAGCTCGTCAGCCGCGTATTTGACCGCCGCGCTGCATAGATTGATGTCGACAAGAACGCCACGATCATTAATGCGCTCGTTAACATGGTAGTCCTCCAGTTCCTCGGGCGTCAGTTCACGCATCGCCTGACTCGCGGCGCGCATGACCCGCACGTCCTGCTCGCAGTATTCTATCAGCTCGGGCAGCAGCTCGGTATTGAAGGGCGGCATACAGCACTTGCGGACGAGATACCCGCCGCGATGGTCCTTGCGCATAGACAGCCCGGCGAATCGGCCAACGTCTTCAAGACTGCCCGGCGCACAGTTCGCCCGCGCCTGCGCGGCGGTGCAGTAGAACTGCTCTAATGGTATGTCCATGCCCAGCACATGCCAGAAGATCAGACGTTCGAACGCAGCGTTATGCGCGCGTATCTGACCGCGCACATTTGGCATGGGCTCGCCCGGCCGCCACGTCATCACAGGCCCATCGTTGAAGGCGTAGGACATGCACAGCACGCGGGTCGACGGGTGACTGGCGTAGTTGTATACGCCCGCCTCCGGTAGATCGCATTC